ACTAGTCCTACTAGAAACCTTGTAGTTAGCGGTGTAGGTTCTAGTGCTTCAACTTATATCAAAATTTTAGGAGATACATCACAGGAAGCAATTTTAGAATTACACGCAGATAATGACGCACCTGGAGATAGATGGAGAATTGCAGCAAGCAACTCATCAAAATTACAAATTAGAAGTAATGGATCTAATGTACTTTCAGTAACTTCATCTGAAAATGTAGGTATTGGAACTGCTAGTCCATCTGCTAAACTACATGTAGAAGGGAGTTTTATTTCTAGTGGTATATCGCAATTAGGTACTACCGGAGCTAATGTATTATTAACATCTTCTAGTGCGGGTAGCGTTGGAATAGGAACTTCATCGCCTGCTTATAAATTAGATGTGACTGGAGACAGTAGTTCCGGAGTTATTGCTGTAAGAAACTTAGCTAATGGGAGAGATACTTTTAGATCTGAAAATGCATCTGGGGTAAGAACAGTTAATATAGGTAATGACGCAAATGGGCACGGTTTAGTATTAGTAAGAGGAACAGGTGGTACAGTTACTAATTATATAACTGGTAATGGAAATTCTTATTTTAACGCAGGCGCTATTGGAATAGGCACTACTTCGCCGACAGCTATGTTAGACGTCAGAGGTGGTAGTACAGGTAATAATGATATAGACAGAAATGTAAGGTTTAAAGCATCTAATGGTGAAAAAAGATTTGATTTTTATATAGGTGGTACAGGAAATGCATCAATTTTAGATATGTATAGTTCTGATGGCACTACAAAAGGCGTACAAATTGCATCTGGGGGAACTACATATTTCAATGGTGGCAACGTAGGTATTGGAACTAATAATCCTACAGAAAAACTTCAAGTTAATTCTGGTGATATTCTTATAAATAATAGCACAATTTCTTCTTTAAAATCAGGCGGTTCTTTATATATAGATTTAAACACCTTTGGTAGTTATAGTGGTAGAAACTTTAGAATTTCAGATAATGGTACTTCTTTAGTAAATATTAAGCAAACCGGTGAGGTTGGAATAGGAACTACTAGTCCTGGTGTGCCTTTAGATGTTGTAGGTCTTATACGTACTACTACAAGTTTTGTAGGTAATGCTTGTATTGTAAATAACGTTACTTCAGCAACATCTGGTGGTAGTATTTTTTTTAAAAATAATAGCGGTGTAGATCTAGCAACTTTAGCAGACAATGGCAACGTAGGTATTGGAACTACTAGTCCTAGCGCAAAACTTACAGTTGCTAGTGGTGATGTTGAAGTTACTTTAAATACTAAAGGTATAATATTAAAATCACCTGATGGAACAAGATATAGAATAACAGTAGCTAATGGAGGTAGTTTAACATCTACCGCATTACCATAGAAATAATAATAATTTAAAAATAAAACAATGGGACATGGATACACGGGTAATCACCCAAGATACACAATGATTCACGACAGAGAATTAATTTACGATGCAAAAAAACAATTGCACAGAGCTGACAAATCATTACACGCTTATGATGACAAAAAGCATGCTGCTAAAAGTTATGGCGAGAAAAATAAAGCTGTAATGTCTTATAGTAGCGAAGCTGATAAAGCAGCTGCTATGATGCTTCCGGGTAATATACATCCACTAAGTAAAGTTTATGGAAAAGTTAGAAACCTAGAAACATATATGCCAGTCGATAATAGAGCTGCAGCTAAAAAATTAAATAAAGGCGGCGAAAAAATTGATGCAATGGGAGATGGCGATGGTGATGTAGATGCTAATGATTTTGCTATGATTAGAGAAGGCGCTAAGAAAAAAGGATGTAGCTATAAGTAATAATGGCTTTTAAAATAAATCCACCATATCATATTGATAACACGCCGATATATAAAGTTGATTTTAAAGATGGTGCTGTTCACGGTGTTACTTTAAACACAGGGGCAATTGTTATAAATAGGCATTTACCTACTGACGTAGAGTCCCAGACTGTTAGTCATGAGATGGTTCATGTAGATCAAATAAAACGCGGTGATTTGTCTTATGATGATAAATATGTTTATTGGTGTGGTAAAAAATATCCAAGATCTAAAATGAAAGAAGGTGATAAAAATTTACCTTGGGAAAAAGAAGCTTATGCAAAACAAAAAAGAATTTAAAGACACAACAGTTGGTAAATTATTATTTGGAGCAGCGTCAGTTGTAAACCCAACTTTAGCTAATGTATTAAAAGGAGTAACATCTCCTCAAGAAGCTATAGCTGAAATTACAAAATCTCCTGCGCCAGTTGAAGATAAAATTAAACTTCAACAATTATATTTGATCAACAGAATAAAGAAATAGAGGCCATTACTTCAAGATGGAAAGCAGACTCAATGTCTGATTCTTGGATGTCTAAAAACGTAAGACCATTAGTTTTAATATGGTGTATTGTTATATTTTCATTTGCTGGAATATTAGATAGCGTAGAAAGTATACCTTTTACAATACATGATAATTGGAACTCTACTTTTGAGAATGTTATGATGGCCGTTGTATTAGCCTATTTCGGAGGACGCACGACAGAAAAAGCAACTAGTATATTTAAAAAGTAAAATACTAATAAAATAAGTGACTATAATTAAGTAAACAATTATTAAAATTAAATAAAAATTAAATTATGAGTGAAGAAATTAAAAAAGTTAAAGAAGAAGATTTAAAAAAGATTCAAGAAAACCAAAACCAAATGGCTCAAGTTATAAATCAAGTTGGCGCTATTGAAGCACAAAAACAAGATTTATTAACTCAAGTTCCAGCAATTAGAAAAGCAATGGACGAGTTAAAAGTTGAGTTAGAAAAAGAATATGGTAAAGTAAGTATTAACTTAGCTGATGGTACTTATGAAGAGATTCCAGAAGAAACTCTTAAAAAAGTAGACTAATGGATTCTAATATAAGAAAAATCAGTATTGGCGCTGATTATAAAAATGATGCGATGCATTATTCTATAGGTCAGCAAGTTTATGGAGGACATGAAATACATTGTATAATGCTTGATGAATCTGATAGTTCTTATAATATTTATATAAAGAAAAACGATGAGGTATTGCCATGGAAGAAGTTTAATTCTAACATGGCTATATCTGTCGAATATGATTTAGAATATTAATGAGAAGTATTCAAAATTTTATTATATCACCTCTTAATAATAGATATGAAAATGAAATTAAAATTGGTGATAAAAAATTAATTATAAACACTTCAATAGAAGAGTTTGAATTTATAAGTAGATTTGCTAAAGTAATAGCAACGCCTACAGCTTACGATACAGATATTAAAGTAGGTGATATAGTTATAGTGCATCATAATATATTTAGAAGATGGTACGATCAACAAGGTGATGAGCGTAATTCAGCTTCTTACTTTAATGAAGACTTGTATTTTGCTGCGCCTGATCAAATATACTTATATACAAATGATGGTAATTGGAAAACGTTTGGTGATTATTGTTTTATAAAACCAATTAAAGACAAATATTTAACTGGTGTAATAAAATACAACAATAAACAATTAGCTAAAAAAGGCGTAAACACCGGTGATTTAGTTGGTTATCCACCTAAACGTGAATGGAGGTTTTTAATTGATGAAGAACTTTTATATTGTATGAAATCTAAAAACATCTTTGCTAAGTATGAATACAAAGGAGACGAAGTTGAATATAATCCACGCTGGGCAAAAAGCGGTGGAAGAATTAATAAAGGTAGCTAAAGAACCTATTGTTGATTCAGATGATGATATATCAGCTGACAGATTAAAAAATGCAGCGGCAACTAAAAAGCTTGCTATATTTGATGCTTTTGAAATACTTAATCGTATACAAGAAGAAAAAGATATGTTAGAGGATAAGCCTAAAAAAGAAACTAAAAAAGATACTTTTAAAGGTTTTGCAGAAGGGAGGTCTAAATAATGTATCAGCAAACTTTATACAAAATAGTAAATGATCATATAAACCCTAAGACTATTAAAAAATATAATAAGTCTAAAAAATGGGAATATGGTTATAATAAAGAATTTGATATAGTAATTATAAGTAAAGATGGTACTATAGGCGATATATATGAAATACAAAATTTAAAAATAGCTTTACCTAAACCTAAAGATGTTTATAAATTTAAAAGTAATACTTGGGATAGATTTGATTATCCTAAAGAATTACAAAAAATAAAAACTGTTTTTGATTTTAAACAGTACCCACAAGATTTTAAAGAAAAATGGTATGATTACATCGATAATGAATTCACTCGTAGAGAAGAAGGTTTTTGGTTTTATAACAAAGACGTTCCTACTTACATTAGTGGTACTCATTACATGTACTTGCAGTGGTCTAAGATTGACGTCGGGAAACCAGATTTCCGTGAATCAAATAGATTATTCTTTATTTTCTGGGAAGCTTGTAAGGCAGATTCACGATCCTTTGGGATGTGTTACCTTAAGAATAGGAGGTCCGGGTTTTCTTTCATGGCCTCAGGAGAGGTGGTTAACTTGGCAACCATATCAAGTGACTCCAGGTATGGTATATTATCCAAGTCTGGACCTGACGCGAAGAGTATGTTCACAGATAAGGTGGTACCCATATCCGTTAATTACCCCTTCTTTTTCAAGCCGACCCAGGACGGAATGGACCGTCCAAAGACCGAGCTTGCCTACCGTGTCCCAGCCAGTAAATTTACCAGACGTAAACTTACCAGCACCGCCGACGAAACCTTACAGGATCTCAAGGGATTGGACACCACCATCGACTGGAAGAATACCGGTGACAACTCCTACGATGGGGAGAAGCTCAAACTCCTCGTCCATGATGAGTCGGGGAAGTGGGAAAAGCCCAATAACATCCTCAATAACTGGCGTGTCACCAAGACAACCTTACGATTAGGTAGTAGAATAGTTGGTAAATGCATGATGGGTTCAACTTCAAATGCATTAGATAAAGGAGGTAATAATTTTAAAAAATTGTATTATGATTCCGATGTTACAAAACGAAACGCCAACGGACAGACTCGTTCGGGACTCTATTCTTTGTTCATACCTATGGAATGGAATTACGAAGGATACATTGATTCTTATGGATTACCTGTATTCGATACACCTAAAGAAAAAACGATCGGCCCTGATGGGTATGAAATAGAATTAGGTGTAGTTGATTATTGGAACAACGAAGTAGATGGATTAAAAGGAGATCAAGATGCTTTAAATGAGTTTTATAGACAATTTCCTCGCACGGAAAAACACGCATTTAGAGATGAAACAAAATCTTCTTTGTTTAATTTAACTAAAATATATCAACAAGTTGATTACAACGAAGAAATGTTATTAACTTCTCCGTTGGTTACAGCTGGTAATTTTCAATGGGAAAATGGTATACAAGATAGTAGAGTTATATTTTCTCCTAATAAAGAAGGTAGATTTAAAATATCTTGGGTTCCACCTATTAATTTACAGAATAATGTTATAGTAAAAGGAGCTGTTAAATATCCAGGTAATGAACACATGGGAGCTTTTGGTTGTGATAGTTACGATATTTCTGGAACGGTAGACAATAAAGGATCAAAAGGATCTTTACATGGTTTAACAAAATTTAGTATGGAGGATTGTCCTCCTAATCATTTCTTTTTAGAATATATAGCTAGACCACAAACAGCTGATATATTTTTTGAAGATATATTAATGGCATTAGTATTTTACGGTATGCCATTACTTGCGGAAAATAATAAACCTAGACTTTTATATTATTTAAAACGTAGAGGTTACAGAGGTTATTCTATGAATAGACCTGATAAAGTTTGGAATAAATTATCAACTACTGAAAAAGAAATAGGTGGTATACCAAACTCTAGCGAAGATATAAGACAAGCTCATGCAGCTGCAATTGAATATTATATTGAAACATATGTAGGTGAATTATCAGATAGATATGGCGATATGTATTTTCAACGTACATTAGAAGACTGGGCTAAATTTAATATAAACAATAGAACTAAATTTGACGCGTCAATAAGTTCTGGACTTGCTATAATGGCTTGTAATAAAAATAAATACAAACCGGTTGCTGAATTTAAAAAAGAGGCGGTGTCTCTAGGATTTAAAAAATATAGTAACTCTGGTTATACTTCAAAAATTATACAATAAATGAGTGTTGACACTAATTATCTAAGTGGCTTTCCAAGTCAGGTGGTACCTACTGAGGAAAAGAACACATACGAATACGGCTTGAAAGTAGCTAGAGCTATTGAAAACGAGTGGTTCAGTAATAATAGATATGGAAGCGGTAGCGTAAGATATGGCTTATATAAAACTAATTATGCTGAATATCATAATAGAAGACTATATGCTAGAGGAGAGCAATCAATACAAAAATATAAAGATGAACTTGCTATTAATGGTGATTTATCTTATTTAAACTTAGACTGGAAACCTGTTCCAATTATTTCTAAATTTGTAGATATAGTTACAAATGGTTTAGCTGATAGAGATTACGATATAAAGGCTTATTCACAAGATCCAGACTCGGTACAAAAAAGAACTAACTATGCTAATGCGCTGATGAGAGATATTCAAACTAGAGAATATCTACAAAAAGCTCAACAGGTATTAGGCATGGATTTATATTCAACTGAAAACAAAGACAACTTGCCTGAAAATGAAGAAGAGTTATCTTTACACATGCAGCTTGATTATAAACAAAGTATAGAGATAGCAGAAGAAGAAGCTATTTCAAACGTGCTTGCTCAAAATAAATTTTACGAAACTAAAAAAAGAATTATACAGGATTTAGTTGTATTAGGTATTGGTGCTGTTAAAACCAATTTTAATCCAGCTAACGGTGTGACTGTTGAATATGTTGATCCTTCTAATCTAGTTTATTCATACACAACTGATCCTAACTTTGAAGACTTATATTATGTTGGAGAGGTTAAAATGATTAGCATGTCTGAACTTAAAAAACAATTTCCTTACTTAACTGACGCGCAGTTAAAAGAAATTGAAAAGTTTCCAGGTGAACAAAATTATTTAAGAAACTGGAATGAAACTCCTGATGTAGTTGCTGTAATGTTTTTTGAATACAAAACTTATATTGATCAAGTATTTAAAATTAAAAAGACAGATCAAGGTTTAGAAAAAGCACTAGAAAAACCTGACACGTTTAATCCACAGCCAAATGATAAGTTTGATAAAGTATCTAGATCAATTGAAGTATTATATACTGGTGCTAAAGTTTTAGGTATAAACGAAATGATTAAATGGGAAATGTCTGAAAATATGTCTAGACCATTTGCTGATTCTACTAAAGTTAGAATGAATTATTCTATATGCGCGCCTCGTATGTATCACGGTAGAATAGAATCTATGGTTAGTAGAATTACAGGGTTTGCTGATATGATTCAACTTACTCATTTAAAACTACAGCAGGTTATATCACGTATGGTACCTGACGGTGTATTTGTAGATGTAGATGGTTTAGCTGAAGTTGATTTGGGTAATGGAACTAATTACAATCCACAAGAAGCGTTAAACATGTACTTCCAAACAGGTAGTATTGTAGGTAGAAGTTTAACCCAAGATGGTGATCCTAACAGAGGTAAAGTTCCTATACAAGAACTTAGAACTTCTAATGCTGGCTCTAAGTTGCAAAGTTTAATTAGCACGTATCAATACTATTTACAGATGATAAGAGACGTGACGGGACTAAATGAAGCTAGAGATGCTAGTACACCAGACCCAGACGCGTTAGTAGGATTACAGAAACTAGCCGCTTATAACTCTAATGTAGCAACTAGACACATATTACAAGCTTCGTTATATCTAGCTGTTAGAACAGCAGAAAACATTTCACTTAGAATAGCTGATTGTTTTGATTACGAGCTGTTAGCTCAGTCTTTAAAACAGTCTATAAGTAATTTTAATGTAGGTACGCTAGATGAAATACAAGACTTAAACTTATTTGATTTTGGTATTTATTTAGAATTAGAACCAGATGAAGAAGAAAAAGCGCAACTAGAACAAAGTATACAAATAGCTTTAAAGAGTGGTGGTATTAATTTAGAAGATGCTATTGATATTAGAGAAATAAATAATATTAAATTAGCTAATCAATTATTAAA